CCCTCCTTTTTCATCAAAATACAATCACTCCTATGAAACTAAATGTAAATATATTGAAGTCCTTAAAGGAATTATTTACAACGAGAAATCAGAACTTAAACTATTCAAAGGAGATAAGATTAAGATTTCGCCTAACCAAGATTATACACCTTATACAGAGGAAAAAGAATCGTACCTAAGGGTATGTATTGGATCATGTGATAACTTAATAGATAGAGTATGCAAGTAAGTAAGGAAGGATTAGATCTAATTAAAAAGCATGAAGGATATCGAGATAATGCATATCTATGCCCTGCTAAAGTTTGGACTATTGGATATGGAAATACTTTCTATGAGTCTGGAAGGAAAGTTAAAGAAGGTGATGTAATATCTAAAGATAAAGCTGAAAGGCTATTAGAATGGGTAGTTGAGGACTTCGCTAGAAATGTAAGATCAACCATTAAAGTACCTTTAAATCAAAACCAATTCAACAGCTTAGTTTCCTTTGCTTATAATCTTGGAATAGGTAATCTAAGAAGTTCTACACTACTTAGAAAGGTTAACGCTAATCCAGGTGATCCAACTATATTCAATGAGTTCTTAAGATGGAACAAAGCAGGCGGTAAGGTGTTAAATGGACTTACAAAAAGGAGACAAGAAGAAGCTAATTTATATTTTGAACCAATCAAATAAACAATGAAACTATTAAAACAAATTGCCGAATTCATTAGAAAAGTATTCACTGACATATCAGATGAATTGGAAGAAAAAGCACCTTTAGCGGTTAGATTAACTGACTACATTAAGGAAGGTATCAATGCCAATGATGGAACTATCCAATGGTTATTAGATCGAACTGCAACGAAAAAGGATAACGAGGCTTATGAGTTCTTCAAGAATAAGCTACCTGTAATCGGTAAGGAATTAGCCATTATAGACGGCTTGGCAGACGATAACACAACTCCTGAGGAATCATGGAGTAACTATGTAAGTTACATAGCAAGCAAGTCAAATAAGGCTCAGACGAAGGAATGGATATTTATATCCGGTGAAATACTTGGTTTTATACTGACTAAAAAATCACCTCCAATACAGATTCTAATAATGGCAGTTCAAAGAGCTTTTCAGTTGTTTAAAAAGTGAAAGTAATAATAAAAGAAAAGACCTCGATAAAAGGTCTTTTCTTTTTATGGGTGACATTAAGAACTTATTTTTTACTTCTCTGATTCATAAACCACTTACAGAATTCTTTTTCACTTAATCTATTTGCCTCTAACCAGATGCAAACATCATAAGGAATTCTAGCCTCCATTTTATCCATTCGATATCCCGCATATTTTATAAGCAAGTCCTCAACAGATAAATCTTTATTTATTTTTATAAATTCAGATACGCTCATCTACTTCTATTTCTCGTATTTCATACTTTGAGCCTATTCTAAGGGGTATGCTAGGCTTTTCTACCTCCTTTGCTAATCCTATATCCTTTTTCAATCGATTAAAGCTATAATAAGCCTTAAAATCATTCGTAACCAGATCAATTAGTAACCACATAGTTTTTTTTTATTGCATTTACAAAGGTCTTATCACTATGCTCTTTATTGTACCTTGTAACTGGATTGATCGAGTTGCATGATGATATTATCAATACCATTGAAAATAATTTTAGTAGTTTTTTCATTTCGTTTGTCGTTTAAGTTGTGAATAAAATAATTAGTACATAAAGAATCGCAATAGCGATTACAAATAATTTGATGATTTTAGTTTCTGTCTTTTCCATTATCTTTTTGGTCTAAATCCGTAACTAGATCCTGCAAATCTAAACTTAAGAAAGCATCTGCAATTAATTAGCTCTCCAACTGGACTGCCTTGAGTGCTATCTCCTGGATATGCCATTTGGAAACCTCCAATAATGAAGTTATCTTCTATGCTTATGAAGTTTTCAGGTGAGGTCATGAAATGGCTATCTCTAGTCCTGTCATCTCGAATAGCATTCCATGCCTTCTCCCATTGCAATTTAGAGGACTGCAAAGCTAATATCCAACTCTTATTCATTGCAGTAGTTGCCTCAGTTCTTGCAATTGTATTTCCTCGCAATTCTCTAGCCCTTGCATCTGCCTTTATCATTCGGGCTATTTCTGCATTGGTCATTCCATCATTTCTAAATCGTTCTACTGATTCATTGAATCGCTTGATGGTAGTTTTGGTAACTTCTACAATTCTTTGAGAAATGTAAGAAGTCAAGAATCCTCCCATTAACCTATTCCAAAAACTAGGCATTTCAGCTACATTTTCAGGCGGTAAATCTCTAGCCAATGAATCAAACACGTCTTTAACTCTTATGCCTGTAATAGGCATCACTAGGCTATTCCAAATGAACTTACCTTCCTTAGTCATTATCTCATTGTATAACCTTTGATACATGGCCTGTAATGGCTTAGTATCTACATTGCTAGCTTGACCCATTAATTCAAACTCATCAGCTAATTGGAATATCTGACCTTTCAGAATCTTAGCGAACTGCTTAGCGAATCGCTTTTCATAGATTCCATGCCTGTATAGAAATGCCTGTTCTTCAATGGTCATTATATTGATCTTTCGTAAAGTTCAAACGCTCCTAAAACTATCAATATGGATAAACCACAACAAAGCGGGTACATGAATAGCAAGTTAATCCACAACATCAACTCAATCAATCCTGCAATAAGACCGATTGAGATTAATACTAGGACTATGATATTGGATATGGTTTTCATAGCTCTTTTTCCTCCTCTTTTTTTGAATTGTTGTGATCTTCCAATTCGTCAGCTATCATTCTTAAAGAGTCAATTAAATCTGAATCTACATATCCATGTAAATTTGTTATATCTTCTACAATAAAAGCGTTAGATCCATTTACGGCTAATTCAATTATTGTAGCCGTTTTTCCTTTTCTAATTCCAAAATGTCTAGTTTCAATTTTCATAATTCCGTTCGTTTAAGTATAAGCCAAACTTAACAGATTACTTTTTTAAATCCTACTGTTTGCAATTATTTTTTTTATCTCTTGCAAAGATTTATCGAATTCAAGCCTTGCGTTCCGATATAAGAAGTCTCGCATTGGTAAATTTACTTGCCTTTGTCCCTTTCCTTTGAATTGGCTAGCGTATTGAACTAGGTTAAATTGTTGTAAAAAATTCTGATCTACAAAAGTCCCAGTTCCAAAAACCACATAAGGCGCATAATTAACACCATTAATGCCTCCTACTTTGACTATCCAAGTCAATCCATTAGCACCTAATACCGATCTTATAGAACTCTTTAATTTACCTGTATCAACTGGAGTGTCTCGAATAGCGTCATTCTTGGTGCGATCTGCCCAATCTTTTATTTCATCCTGAACAGCTAATTTTAATCGGTCTTCTAATTGGTCAATGCCTTGCAATAGAATATTAACGCCCGTTACTTTGACCTTGATGGACATTATCTACCTGCATAAATCCTATGAATAGAAATAGCCTTATTCCAAATCAACATACTGTGAGATGGTGTTATCTTAATTATACCTCCATTGATAAAAAAAGTTTCCCTCACATAAATATAGCTAGTAGTGCTAAATGGTTGAGGTGTATTTGATCCTTTAGGAAATACCTCGGCTTTTCTAAGTATTAATCCAATAGCTCCAGCTATGTCTACTTTTATATCAAAATAAGCAAGTGGATTAGATATTTCAGCTTCAAAATCAATTCTTATAATGTAGCTATCTCCATTTTTAAATGGCCTTATCTTATTATCCAAAAACAATTCAGATTCTCCAATAGAAATAGGAGCTTGCGCCCTGTCAGGATCAGCATCGACAATAGTTATAATATTCTCAATTCCTGCCGTCAATGATTGCTTATTTGATACGGTGTTAACGGTATCTTGATAAATAACTACTCCAACATCATCATACAAATCATTAACAGAACGCTTAATCTCATTCATATTATCAGCAACTACCTTGTTAATCTCTGGTAGTGGATTAATGATTGAATCTTCTTTATCGGTGTATATTATTTTGCTCATATCGTGAATTGTAAAACTGCCTGTAATGTATTTAATAATTCAATAGGCTCATTTCCTGAACCTGATCTATTGGTACTTTCAATCTCGCTAAATGCCTTGATAGTTATCCATCTTCTTAATGGATCGACTTTAGGGCTTAACGCATTAAACCTAAAACCCCTCCATTCTATCTTATCACCGTTGATAATTGCAATAGTTGGATTATAACGCATCTTAATCTCAATCATCATGGTTAAATTTTGTTGCTGCGCTATTACATCTACACTAGGTGTTACCTCTTTAACGTCAACTCCTTTAGGCTCGTAAAATACCTTTTCCGAATTTAATAATTGACCCGTTGAATCCTGATTACTAGTTACACGAATGAACTTTACTTTTTCTCTCATGGAAACTGGACTTTTCTAAACGGTTGCAATATCTTTTTAACGTCATCAATTAGAACGCCCTGCATTCCTGATTCACTGTACTTTTCCCGATTATCGTAATAGTTTAAGGATTGCATGTAAATAGCAGTCTTGATTGAATCATTGACTAAACTGGCATTTGAAACGTATTCAACTTCAATATCTGTACCTCCCTCTTTTAGAATATCACCTACTTTAGTGAATCCAGTAGTACTAATCGACTGAACAGGACCATAAGGAAGATAGAAATTAGTAGGTAGTCGCAAAGCGGACAAAGTAATAGTTCTGATTCCTAAAGATTTTTGTAAGTACCGTTCAATATCTATTCTGGATGCCTTTAGGAATAGTGATAATAGATTATCATCGGTATCGAAATCAATCCTAGCGAAGTCCTTGAAATCTGATAGACTGTAAGGTTCTACATAACTGGTTTCAGAAGTGAAACTAATCTGTAACCCTTGTGTCCCTGATTTCTGATAAACTGGTAATCCAGTCCAGTTAATTATATCACAATTTTCATCGAAATCTGCCATGATTCAAAGTTAAGCATTTTTGGATAAACAATAAAAAAGCCTTGAATTTCTCCAAGGCTTTTAAACTTAACAACTAAACCCAATATTATGAGCTTGTTAAAGCTCCGTAAATGAATGCATCTTCATAGAATTTAGGCAACGCTACTCGCTCTTCTATTCTGATTGTCATCATGTTTTTTTCTACGTTGTCTTTGTTTTGGTCAAAGAACCTCAATTGCATAGCTGATCTTGTTACCAATGCAGCACCTCTAATGAAATCACCTACTAGGAAATTACCCTGGCTAATCTTATTGGTCTTATTAACCGTCAATCCACCAATCTGTAATCTACCTCCAACGATTCCAACAGCTCCTTCAGGAAGGTTGTATTCGCCTGAAGTTGAAGCCTTATTCAACATAATCGCTACAATATCTCTAGGATTCAATAGAACGTTTGTAGGCATGTCAAAATTAGATTCTCCTAATTGACCATAAGCAGCGTCAATGATTCTTTCAATACCTACACCGTAAGTTCCTGAATAAGCATCTGCAGTATTAATCAAACCATTCAAAGTGTTTCCAGTGCCATCACCATTTAGGATTTGGTCATCTTCTTCTTTCAATAGCTCAATAGGTGCATAAGTCGCAAGGTATGAAGTCAACCATGATAGGTCTTCCAACATTTCAATAGGCAATGTTAAGATACCTGCAATCCATTCAACAGGTGCGGACATTCTTTCGAAGTTCATCGCAAATGCTGGCTTTACAACGGTACTTGCAACGGTGGTCTTATTGTAATCCCATCCGGCAGGTCCTGCACCTGTTTTACCAGTTGCTTTAGGGTAATAAAGAGTAGCCCCAGTAGTTGTACCACTTGACAATATTTGTCGAACGTGAAACGCCTCTTCCATTGTAGGAATTACAGTATTACGAATATCCTGAGTGAATGTGTCGTAATTCGTGAAGTTCTCAAAACCCATAGACTTGAGGTCTATGATAGTTTCTCTTCTAGCTCTGGCATTACCTTTGATTTCGTCAAGCTGATTACCAACGCCTTTAGTAACTGCATCTTTGAATGATATTTGATTTGAATTATCCTTTGCCTTATCTGTCAAAGTAGCTGACAAAGAATCGAAATCCTTTTCAATCGCTTTCTTGAAATCTTCAAACTTAGCACCGTTTTTAGAGTCGAAATCTTTAGACTCTTCTTGTAACTTTGCAATGGCTTTTTCGAGTTTAGATTCAAATTCTGAACCTTTCTTTTCAACTTCGGAAGCCCAATTCTTTTTAGCTACTTCTACTTTTTCTTCGATCGCAGTTAATAAATCTTTCTGATCCATGTTTTTTTTATTATGAAAGTTTTGATAAAATATTTAATACTTCATCGGCTCCCTTTTTATCGAAAGTGTCTATTGACGGCTTTAATAATTCTGAAAGTGATTTTAAGCGTTTTTCTAATGTGATTATAGTTTCATCAGTACAATCAGTTGTCTTGATGAATTTTTCTAGTTTGTTGAAATATTCCAATGCATCTATTTCTGACTTTAAGTCTATCATAGTAGTTTCAGGATTAGCCCCTAAGAACTGAATAGCTGAACCTTCATGCATCATTACTTCTTTGATCCGATTGGCTTTCATTTGGCCATCATACATTT